AGAGAAGAAGGCTTTTGGTTTATTAACAATGGTGAACCTACTTATATAACAGGTAGCCATTATATGTATCTTCAATGGAGTAAAATAGATGTTGGTGCTCCTGATTTTAGAGAAGCTAATAGACTGTTCTTTATATTTTGGGAGGCGTGTAAAGCTGATAAAAGATGCTACGGTATGTGTTATTTAAAAAACAGACGTAGCGGTTTTTCGTTTATGAGCTCAGCTGAAACTGTTAACTTGGCTACAATATCGAGTGACTCTAGATATGGAATACTATCAAAAAGTGGTGCTGATGCTAAGAAAATGTTTACAGATAAGGTCGTTCCTATCTCAATTAACTATCCGTTCTTTTTTAAACCGATACAAGACGGTATGGACAGACCTAAAAGTGAACTTGCTTATAGGGTTCCTGCAAGTAAGTTTACGCGTAGAAAAATTACGGCAAACGAAAAAGAGGAAGAGCTGGTTGGACTTGACACTACTATTGATTGGAAAAACACAGGTGATAACAGCTATGACGGTGAAAAGCTTAACTTGTTAGTACACGATGAAAGTGGTAAATGGGAAAGGCCTGATAATATACTAAATAACTGGCGAGTAACAAAAACTTGTTTAAGATTAGGTAGTAGAATTATAGGTAAGTGTATGATGGGATCAACATCAAACGCTTTGGATAAAGGTGGTGATAATTTTAAAAAGCTATATAACGATAGCGACGTAACACAAAGAAATAGAAATGGTCAAACACGCTCTGGTTTATATTCTCTGTTTATCCCAATGGAATGGAACTATGAAGGATTTATTGATGAGTATGGACGACCAGTTTTCGATACCCCAACACGAGAGTGTTATGGACCTGACGGTGAATTAATAGACATAGGCGTTGTTGATCACTGGGAAAACGAGGCTGATGGATTAAGAGATGATCAAGATGCATTAAACGAATTTTATCGACAGTTTCCAAGAACTGAAGAACACGCGTTTAGAGATGAAACAAAAAATAGTATATTTAATTTAGTTAAAATATACGAACAAATAGATTATAACGAAGGCGCTAGAAGTGCTGCTACTGTTAATACTGGAAATTTTCAATGGGTTAACGGTATAAAAGATACACAAGTTATTTTTTATCCAGATCCAAAGGGAAGGTTTAAAATTAGCTGGACACCTCAACCGCACCTTCAAAATAAAGTAATAGTAAAAAATGGCATTAAGTTTCCAGGTAACGAGCACATGGGCGCTTTTGGCTGCGATAGTTATGATATTAGTGGTACTGTTGACGGTCGAGGATCCAACGGATCTCTTCATGGATTAACTAAGTTTAGCATGGAAGATGCTCCTGCTAACCATTTTTTTCTAGAATATATAGCAAGACCACAAACCGCAGAGATGTTTTTTGAAGATGTACTTATGTCTTTAGTGTTTTACGGCATGCCATTACTAGCAGAAAACAACAAGCCTAGACTTCTGTACTATTTAAGAAGAAGAGGATACAGGGGATACTCTATGAATAGACCTGATAGAACCTGGAACAAACTATCAACCGCAGAAAAAGAAATAGGTGGTATACCTAACTCAAGCGAGGATATAAAACAAGCACATGCTGCTGCGATTGAGATGTATATTCAAAACCACGTTGGCCACATGGGTGATGGAATATATGGAAACATATATTTTAATGAAACGCTAAATGATTGGGCTAAGTTTGATATAAACAAAAGAACCAAGCACGATGCTAGTATTAGCTCTGGTCTTGCTGTTATGGCTTGCAACAGACACTTATACGCGCCTCGAGCTAAAGTTGAGAAACAAAAATTAAATATAAATATCGCTAAGTATAATAATCAAGGCGGTATTTCAAGATTAATTAAAGATTAATATGGCATACTCAGGTGTAAGAAACTTTCCAAGCCAAGTCGTTAGTGATTTGGAAAAAATGACCCTAGAATACGGTTTAAAAGTTGGTAAAGCTATAGAGCAAGAGTGGTTTGGAAAACAAAACGCAACGTCTAAGTATAATACTAATAGAAACGAGTTTCATAGATTAAGGCTTTATGCTAGAGGCGAGCAACCAATACAAAAATATAAAGATGAGTTGTCAATAAATGGTGACTTAAGCTACTTAAACCTTGACTGGAAGCCTGTACCGATAATATCGAAGTTTGTAGATATTATAGTAAATGGCATGGCTAATAGAAGCTATAATGTAAAATCATACTCTCAAGATCCTTATGGTATGAATAAAAGATCTGCCTATATGGACAGTATACTTGAGGATATGAGAACTAAAGATCTAGCTAAGTTTACTCAAGATAATTTTAAAGTAAACATATTTAACAATGACGAAAATAAGCTGCCTGAAACAGAAGAAGAATTAGATCTTCACATGCAGTTAACATATAAGCAGTCTGTTGAAATAGCTAACGAACAAGCTATAAATGTTTTGCTTGAGGGTAATAAGTATGAAAACACAAAGAAAAGATTATATTACGATTTAGCGGTATTAGGTATAGCTGCCGTAAAAACAAACTTTAATACATCAGAAGGTGTTACGGTAAACTATGTAGATCCAGCCAACTTAATATACTCCTACTCTGAAGATCCTTATTTTAGTGACTTATATTATGTAGGTGAAGTTAAAACCATACCTATAAACGAATTAGTAAAAGAGTTTCCTAATCTTACGCAAGAAGAACTAAAAGATATTGTTAAAAATTATTCACCAATGAATAGATATAACGATAACTACTTAGGTAATGAAAAGTCTGATAATAATAAAGTTCAAATTTTGTACTTTAATTATAAGACTTATATGAACGAAGTTTATAAAGTAAAAACAGTTGGAAGCGGTGGGCAAAGAGCTATCAAGAAAACAGATATGTTTAACCCGCCTGATGAAAAACAAAAAAACTTCACTAGACTAGAAAGAAAAATAGAGTGTTTATACGAAGGGGCTAAAATATTAGGCACAGAAAAAATGCTTAGATGGGGTATGGCTAAAAATATGATTAGACCCAAAAGCGACTATAACAAAGTTAAAATGAACTATGCTATAGTAGCTCCTAGAATGTATAAAAATAAAATAGATAGTGTTGTAAGAAGAATTACTACGTTCGCTGATATGATACAGCTAACACATCTAAAGCTTCAACAAGTAATGTCTAGAACTATTCCTGATGGAATATATTTAGACGCTGACGGTTTGGCTGAAATAGATTTAGGTAACGGCACAAACTATAATCCACAAGAAGCTTTAAACATGTTCTTCCAAACAGGTTCTGTTATTGGTAGATCAATGAACGAACTTGGTGAACCTAATCAAGGTAGAATACCTATACAAGAAATACAATCAGGTTCTGGTGGGCAGAAGATGCAAAGCCTTATACAAACGTATAACTATTATCTACAGATGATACGTGATGTGACGGGTCTTAATGAGGCTAGAGATGCTTCAACGCCAGATAGAAACTCTCTTGTTGGTATACAAAAGCTAGCGGCCGCAAACAGTAACACCGCTACTAGACATATATTACAAGCTGGCCTTCATTTAACTCAAGAGGTTTGTGAGTCTTTGTCACTTAGAATATCTGATATACTAGAATATTCTCCAACTAAAGACGCGTTTGTTCAATCAATAGGCGCTCATAACGTTGGTACGTTAGAAGACGTTAAGAGTTTATACTTATATGATTTTGGTATATTCTTGGATCTAGAGCCAGATGAAGAACAAAAAACATTATTAGAAAACAATATACAGCAAGCATTGCAGCAACAGCTAATAGAGTTATCTGATGCTATTGATCTTAGAGAAATAAAAAACATAAAGCTAGCTAATCAACTATTAAAAGTTAGAAGACAAAAGAAGTTGAAAAGAGATCAGCAGATGCAGCAAGAAAACATGAAAGTGCAAGCGCAGACAAACGCTCAAGCACAACAAGCTGCCGCTCAAGCTGAAGTTCAAAAGAATCAAGCAATGACACAAAGTCAAATAGAACTTGAGCAAGCTAAAGCTCAAATAAAAGCCAACTCTATGATGCAAGAAGCTAACATAAAGAAAGAGCTTATGAACCATGAGTTTCAAATAAACATGAGGTTAAAGCAAATGGAAGTGACTGTTAAGAAGCAAGCTGAAGATGGCAAAGAAGATCGTAAAGATCAGAGAACTAAAATACAAGCAACACAACAAAGCGAACTTATAGACCAAAGAAATAACAACAAACCACCTAAAAACTTTGAGTCATCAGGTAATGATGTACTAGGTGGAGGTTTTGGTTTAGGTAACTTTGAACCAAGATAATAACACTAATTTATATTTTATATTATGGAAGAAAACGAAAACATTGAAGAGGTTCAAGAGCAACCTCAAGAAGAGCAAACAGACACTGGGGTATCGTATAAAGACGATGGCACTGTTGTTGTGAATATGGACAGAATAAACGAACTACAAGATGCCGTTCAGGAGCAAGACACAAATGAGGTACCTGTTCGCGACGAATCCGGAGCTAGCGAAGAAGTACGCGAAGAAAACGTCGAAGCAGCAAATGAAGAAGTTGCCGAACAAAGTATCCAAGAAGAAGTAGGCGAAACCGTTGAAGTAGCTAATGAAGCTATACAATCGTCAGAGCAAACAGGACAACCACTACCTGAAAACGTACAGAAGTTGGTTGACTTTATGAACGACACTGGAGGTACGGTAGAAGATTACGTAAAGCTAAACGTTAACTATGAAGAAATGGATAACGCTGAAGCTTTGTCAGAATACTATAAAATGACTAAACCTCATCTTGATCACGAAGAAAGACAGTTTTTGATGGATCAAAACTTTTCTTACGACGAAGAGGTTGATGATGAGTCAGATGTTAGAAGAAAAAAAATAGCCCTCAAAGAGCAAGTTGCCGAGGCTAAAGCCTACTTAGACGGGCAAAAGTCTAAATATTACGATGAGATTAAAAATACTCCTAGCGGACAGTATAAAGAAGCTGTGGACTTTTTTAATCGATATAACAAAGAGACGGAGGAGAATCGCAGGCTACATGATGAACGGTCTAAGTATTTTACTGAGAAAACAGATACTGTTTTCAACGACGAATTCAAAGGTTTTGAATATGAAGTCGGAGAGCAAAAGCTTAGATACGATGTTAGAGATGCTGACGAGGTTAAGAAAAACCAAAGTGATCTAAATAATTTTATTAATCGTTTTATAGACGATGAAGGTAAAATTACAGATGCTGCTGGTTATCACAAAGCTTTGTACGCTGCTATGAACACTGATTCTATAGCTCAACACTTTTATGAACAAGGTAAAGCTGACGCTTTAAAAAATAGTATTGCTAGTAGCAAGAATATTGACATGTCAGCTAGAAGTACTGACGACGGTACGCCACTACCTGGAGGATTAAAAGTAAGAGCACTTGATATTGATTCTACACCTTCTTTTAAGTTTAAGAAAAGAAAATAAATTATTAATCCATTTAAAACAAATTAAAAATGGCAATTACAGGTGGACCTAGTTTGAATAGCGTTCCTGCTGCACAGAAGCAGACGTTATCTACAAACTATTTAGATTTTACAGGTGCTGGAGCAACTAACTGGGCTCAACAGTATCTACCAGACCTAATGGAGAAAGAAGCTGAAGTTTTCGGACCGAGAACTATCGCAGGTTTCTTATCAAAAATTGGGGCTGAAGAGGCAATGCAAGCTGATCAGGTTGTATGGTCTGAACAAGGGCGTTTACACTTATCTTACAAAGGTAAAATGAAGAACGCTAATGACTTATTGTTACAGTCTGACATCGATGAGACTAACTATCTTGTAGGTGGTCTTGACACAGATCACGGTGTTAGATTAAACGATACTGTTATTATTTCTAACGCTAACGGCGTTGTTAAAGCAATGGTTACAGCTATTACTAACAACGATGAGTTAACTTTAGCTTCTTATGATGGTTCTTCTATCGCTCAGCTTAACACAGACAAAACAACTACTGTTTTAGTTTATGGTTCTGAGTATGTGAAAGGTGTTGGTTACAACCAAAAAGGAGCTGCTACAGTAGAAGCAAGAGGCGCTAACGAGCCTGACTTTAAAACTTTTACTAACAAGCCTATCATTATGAAAGACTACTACGAAGTATCAGGTTCTGATACAGCTAGAGTTGGTTGGGTAGAAGTTGCTTCTGAAGAAGGACAGTCAGGATACTTATGGTACTTGAAAGCTGAGTCTGACACTAGAGCTCGTTTCAACGACTACTTAGAAATGTCTATGCTTGAAGCTGAACTTGGTAACGCTGCTGGTGCTTCTGCATCTGGCGTTGATGACTTTATTTACGGTTCTAACACTGCTGACTTAGTTGGTTCTGAAGGTTTATTCGCAGCTATCGAGTCAAGAGGTAACGTTACTACTGGTGTTACTGGTGTTAACGCTGCTACTGACTTAGCTGAGTTTGACGCTATACTAGCAGAGTTTGATAAGCAAGGTGCTATTGAAGAAAACATGTTATTCGTAAACAGAGCTACGTCTCTTGCTTTCGATGATATGCTAGCTTCAATGAATTCTTACGGCGCTGGTGGTACTTCTTACGGAGTATTCGAGAACGACGAAGATATGGCTCTTAACTTAGGTTTTTCTGGATTCAGAAGAGGTTCTTACGACTTCTATAAGTCTGACTTCAGATACTTAAACGACAAAGCTACTAGAGGTGGTATCAACGATGCTGCTGGATCTGGTGCTATTCGTGGAGTTATTATTCCTGCTGGAACTTCAACTGTTTACGATCAGCAATTAGGAAAGAACCTTAAGCGTCCGTTCTTACACGTACGATTTAGAGCTTCTCAAACTGACAACAGAAAAATGAAGACATGGACTACTGGTTCAGTAGGTGCTGCAACTACATCTTTAGATGCAATGCAAATCCACTTCTTATCTGAAAGATGTTTAGTTACTCAAGGTGCTAACAACTTCATGTTGATGAAGTAATATTATTAGGTCGGGGCTACGGCCCCGATCTTTTTTTTAACTTTTATTATATTATATTATGGCAAAAAAACAAACCGCAGCAAAAGCTGCACCAGAGGTTGAAGTAGCACCTGAAGTAAAAGCTACTAATGAAATGGTTGAGGTTAAGGTAGAAACAAAGCCGGAGCCAAAAAAACCTGAGTGGGAGATAAGAGATAGAGTTTATTATTTAAAAGGTAAAAAGAAACCTATATCTTATGCTATTAGATCTTCTAATCTATTTTACTTTGACGAGGAAAAAGGTTATGAAAGAGAGATAAAGTATTGTCAAAATCAAAAGACGGTATTTGTAGATGAAATGAAAGGTGATCAAAGATTAGAGCATATCATATTTAGAAACGGTGCTTTGTTTGTTCCTAGAGAAAAAACAGTTTTACAAAAAATGCTTTCAAAGCATCACCCACAAAGAGACAAAGTATTCTACGAGCACAAGCCAGTTGAAATTGCAGAAAACCAATTAGACTGGTTAGAGTTTGAGGTTGAGGCTTTAACTATAGCGAGAGGCATGGATATTGATGTAGCTGAAGCTATAATGAGAGTAGAGAAAGGATCTGAAGTATCTAAGATGAGTTCTAAGGAACTTAGAAGAGATTTACTACTATTTGCTAAGAACAATCCTAAACTATTCATAGAACTCACCGCAGATGATAATGTGATGTTGAGAAACTTTGGTATTAAAGCGGTAGAAGCTAACATAATTAAATTATCAGGTGATCAAAGAAACTTCTTATGGTCTTCTAATGATAGAAAAATTATGACAGTACCGTTTGATGAACACCCATATTCTGCTTTAGCCGCTTGGTTTAAAACAGATGAGGGAATGGAGATCTATTCCAACATAGAAAAACGCTTAAACGCGTAATCACTATATAGTAGAGCAGCCACTCTATTGTAGGGTGGTTGCTTAACTATAAAACAAATAAATAATGGCGGTAAGTATAGACACAGTATATCAAAGAGTATTGGCGCTCGCCAACAAAGAACAAAGAGGTTATATAACGCCTCTTGAATTTAACTTACTAGCTAATCAAGCTCAGATGGAAATATTTGAGCAATACTTTTACGATATAAACTTATACAACAGAGCTCCAGCTAACTCAACAGAGTATGCTGATATGCTTCATATATTAGAAGAAAAGATAGCTCCGTTTAAGATAAATGACGCAGCTTTAACAGGTACGCTTAGTTATACTGACGATTTTGAAGTAGATACAACGGGTTGGACTACTAGTGGTGGCGCTAATGGAGATGTTTCTCACGTAGCTCCAGCTTCTGCTAACAGTTACAACGGTGGTATAAAAATTCTTCAAAATGCTAATGGAGCTGTTATCTCCGTGAGTGAGGGTGTTGGAACTCTTACGGCTGGTAAAACGTATAAATTAAGTTGGACCATAATAGATATGAACGAGCCAAGTGAGCTTTATATATTTATAAATGATGCTTCGGGGATCGTTAGTCAGGAAATTATATACGAAGTAGAAACTGGTAGTTTTAGCTTTACGTTTAAAGCGGACTCTTCTACAGCCCACACTGTTCAATTTCAAAACAACGACACTACTGACGCTGGTAAATATATAACTATTGGAGAGGTAAAATTAGAAGAAGTTGATAACACTACTATTGGTGATGGTGGTACTAACACTGTCTATAGATTAGGTAGTGTTATGTGGCAAAGATCAGGACAATCATATCCTACTCAAGTTCCAGAAGTTAGAGGTTCTGAAATAACAAAATATAATGTATCACCTTTAGCTAGACCAACGTCTTCAAATCCTGTGTATGTTAGAACAGGGGCTAACAAGATACAGTTGTATCCAACCCCAACTTCCACGGACACTATAACACATAACTTTGTGAGAAGACCTAAAGATGTTTACTGGGGCTATGTTATTGTTCCTCAATCAAGCGGTGGTAACGAGTATCCAATGTATAACGCGGCAGCAGCACAAGACTTTGAACTACACGAGTCAGAAGAAATGCCGTTAGTGTATAAAATATTAGAGCTAGGTGGAATAGTAATTAATAAACCTGGTTTAGTTCAAGCGGCTTCGTTAGAACAGCAAGAGAATTTACAAAACGAAAAACAATAATAAATGGCGTTAATAACAGAATCATACTCGTCGTATCAAGGTGGTGGTAATTTAGGAGGTTATCAATTTACTGATCTTCAAACTGTTATTGATCAGTTTATGTTAGCTTATGTTGGTGAAGAGAAAATTATAGGTAGCGTTAAGAGACCTGAGGTTGTGTTCTTTGCTCAAAGAGCTTTACAAGAGTTAAGCTTTGACACTTTTAAATCTGTTAAAGCTTTTGAAATAGATGTGCCAGCCACTTTAACAATGGATCTACCACAAGACTACGTAAACTATGTTAAGCTTACTAGGTCTGATAGCGATGGTATAGAGCACATAATATACCCAGCTATGAAGACTAGTAATCCACTAAAGATTACTCAAGGTACAGACGGGTCATATACGCTTGACGGTAATGGTGAACTTCAAACAGGAACATCAGATACTATAAATGCTTTTAAAACAGAGGCTAACTCAAATACTGATGATTACTTTGACGGCTTAAACTATGATGACGATCACTTACTAGCCCACGTAGAAGGGGGTAGATTTGGTATAGAACCTGCACACGCACAAATAAACGGATCTTTTCATATTGATAATGTTGGAGGTAAAATATTTTTTAGCTCTAATATAAGCGGCAAAAACTTAGTTCTACACTACATAAGTGACAGCTTAGGCACGGCCGATGAAATGAAAGTACATAAGTTTGCTGAAGAAGCAATGTATAAATACATAGCTCACGCTGTGCTAGCTACTAAGCGTGACACTCCAGAATATTTAGTTGAAAGATTTAAAAGAGAAGCCAGAGCAGCTAAGCGTCAAGCTAAACTTAGATTGTCTAATATTAAATTAGAAGAGATCACGCAAATATTAAGAGGTAAGTCAAAACATATTAAACACTAGCACATGCCAGAGTTGAAAAGAAATTTTATGCAAGGTCGAATGAATAAGGACCTTGACGAAAGACTTGTGGGAGACGGAGAGTACAGAGACGCGATGAACATACAAGTATCTACCGCAGAAGGATCTGACATAGGTAGTGCTAGAAATATACCGTCAAACAAAAGTTTAGGTCTATTAAAATATCCAGTTCCATATTACAAGTTGGGTCCTTCACAAGTAAGTCCTTCAGTTACAACAAGCTCTAACGTTAATACTGTTAGAGGTGGTTTAAAGAACGATTCAATTAAATTTTCATCAAATTCTGTTGATATTATAAGTCCTAACGCAGAGGTTGTTGGAGCTATAACAGATGATAGAGAAAATAAAATATACTCTCTTATAGCCAATGCTACTGATCTTGAAACAAGACCTGTTAGTGAAAAAACAACAAACGGTGATATTGATAGTGGCAGCGGTACAACTTACGTTATAGATACAGACGTAGCTGCTAGTATAGATGTTGGTGACGTTGTTGTAGGGACAGGCACAACTGACGTTCTGCAAGGCACGACGGTTGTTTCTGTTGAAGACTTAGGTTCTACAACATCAGTTGTATTATCAAAATCTCATACAACACTCGCTGCTGGCGACACGCTTCAGTTTCACACCGCTGTTCAAACAGGTAGAAAATCAGATGTTATATTAGAATACACGCCTGACGCTTTTGTTAGTGGATCAGCAGAAATGAAGCCTGTGTTTGTAGATATATACGAAGTTGTAGCAGACTTAGGGCAAAGTGGTGGTGATGGTAGTTTGTCACAAACATTTTCACTAGGATTTACAAACCACAATGCAAATAAAAGAGAAGACGTTGATTATGAGCACACGGGTCTAAGTAATCTTTCAAACGCTAACGGCATAATTCGCGGCATGAAAGTTGACGCGGTAGATATAAACGGTGATAGTTTATGGACTGGCACGTATAACGGTGTTTTTGTAGACGATGTTAGTTTAGACGGAACTGGGCCTGGCGGTGTTTTAGCATTAGGTCAAAGTCCAACAAAAACTAAAGTGAGTATAGCTTTAAACAAAAAAGTAATACTAACACAGGCTCAAATACAAGCTGGGGCAACTCTTAAATTTACAAAAGAAAGAATACTTAATTTTAAAACTGGAACTTCTTACAGTTATCAAGATGCTAGGTTGACACCTCAAACAGTTAGTAGTTATACTCCTATAAGCACAAAGGTAACAGGATTAGATATTATAGACGATATGTTGTTTATGGCTCAAGACAATGATGAGCCTAAAAAAATAAATATCACAAAAGGTAAGCAAGGTTCTTTAGCTTACTCTTCAAATCTTGGTACTCCAGATTTTTACAATACAACAAGATACATATACGACGCTGACAACAATGGTGGTAATGGTAACGTTAGTATAAAAGAAACAATGAAAAAGGACGATGTTACGGTTTGTAAACTTGGGCCTTTAACCGCTCCTAAGCTTTGGATGCGAGACACCAACAGAACAGATAGCAGAGGAAGAGACGCTAATGTGAACAATATTACTTTAGCTGGCTTAGAGTCGCAGCCAATAACCGGCGGTACGTTCTTGCAAGGTTTTAACGAAGGCCCAGGTGGTAACTGGGAGATGACACCTGGTTCAGCTGGCGAGTATAGTTTTAGAACTGGAGTTAACGATTCTAGCGGCAACCCAACTATTAAAGAAGGATCTATACACACTTTGTTTGTTAGTCCAAGAGGAGGATACGCGGGTACTGAAGTTGCTTATTTTGATGTGCTTCATAAAGAAAGATGGCCTTACTACGACGACTCTGGAAACGAGCAGCACGGCTGGAGAATAGGCGATGTGTTAAGCTTATATTGTCCAATAAAGGGTTGGAAAGTAAAAGCTTCTGTAGATGGCGTATCATCTAGGACTTTTGAAGATGATTGGGGAGAAACACACGATGTTATAAACAGCGTCAATCTTAAATTAATATCAGCTAACGATGAATATTTAAAAGCAAAAAACCCTGGCGTGGATGGGGCTGAGTTTGCGTGCTACTGGCAAGCTTACTTAGAAGAAGATATTGGCGAAAGCACACCAGGAAGAAGCGTGCTATATAGGGATAAGTTTGTTAGATTTGCCTATAGATATAGATATAATGATGGTGAAATATCTCCGTTGTCACCTTTTTCTTTACCAGCGTTCATTCCAGCTGCTCCATTTATTTTCAATGGATCTTCTGACGGTAACGAGGCTATGTATAACAATCTAAAGTGGCTTGCTATAACAGATTTTTTAGGTGGTGGTGAAATTAGAGATGTTGGTAAGTACAATAAAAGAAAAGGTAGCTATAGACCAATAGATATAAAATCAATAGACATACTATATAAAGAAGACGGAAACACTAATGTTTATCTTCTTAAAAATATAGATAAAGGTAGATCTTCAGAAGGAACGCTAGACAGCTTAGATGCGCCTAATAGCAATTGGTGGCACACTGGATTTTTAGGTGGAGATCATCAACTAGCTTTAGGAAATTTTAATCCATACGGAGAACATTGGGACTCAAGTAAAAGAGGCTTTTATAAAGTGACAGGAGACTTTGCAGGTAGAGTGATACCTGAAATGCAGGTGTTTAGACCGTTTGATGATGTTCCTAGAAACGTGAAAGCTCAATGTGTTTCTTCAAGTAGAATAATATACGCCAACTATAAAACTCAATACGACTTAGTAGATAAGTTTAACGAAAAAGTAAATATAACATTTGGATCTGTTGACGGTAGAATTACAGAAGATGAAAGACCTATATATGGATTTCATGGTCTTAGCGTGCATAACAGTAAGCATTGGACTAAAAAAGGAAATCCAGATACAAGTATAAAAAGAGAAAGAAGTTATACTGTTGGTATTGTTTTTAAAGATAGATTTGGTAGAGAGTCTTCTGTTGTTTTAGGAAAACAAAACTCTATAACATTAAAAAAGAATGCTCACAGATCAGGACTAAGCTGTTTAAAGCTACATGTACAGCCGTTTGGTAATATTCCTCATTGGGCTGAGTATTATAAATACTTTATAAAAGAGTCTTCAAACGAATACTACAATTTACCTTTACACGCTTATTTTCCTTCGCTGTTAACTAAAATTGATCTTGATGGTGTTGCGAAAGACATACCTTCTGAGGTTTGGCTAGTGTTTGACTCTGAGCATAGAAATAAAGTGCAAGAAGACACGGTGTTAATGTTAACTAAACAAGCCGATCATTACGGGGGTCACGGAGAAAGAACTGGTTCAAAATATCCTATATTAGCAATATCGAACGAAGCGCCAAACCCGTTTAAAGACGGCAACGGTGATAATCACCCAGACCCAGAGCTTCCTGAAAATGTTGATATATCTCACGAAGATAAAAAAGGAAAGTTTTTTGTTAAAGTAAAATTAGACTTAGCATTGTGGGCTGCTTGTAGAAGGAAAACTGGAACTATAATATACAAACCTATTGTTGGCAACTCTGTTGTTTTTGAAACAGTACCAGATCCAGTGTCTGCAGACTTAAATATATTTTACGAAGCAAGCGACAATAGACCTATTAATTTATATGATGGCAACATAGAAGATTACATAAGCGTAGGCGATATTGTTTTTATACAATATAGAGCAAAGACTAATATAGTTCCAGATTATCTCGCTGCTTCTGGAACAACACTTGCAGATTTAGGTTATGACGGTAGATGGCTTAACGTTAGAATGGGTGCTGTGTGGAGTTCAACTAGCGGTCATGAAGGTGGATACGGAGATCCTGATAAATTAAGAAATAGAGTTGTAGCAATTAAAGGAGCTATTAACAAAGGTGACAATAGAAATAGAATAGTTACCAAATACGGTAACGTTAGCAGCACTACATCAGGCGCTAACTCTGATTGTCTATTTAACATAGGTAGTCAAGGTATACCCACCTGGGCTGAAGAAGCAAGAGCTGTATTTACAAAGCCTGACGGCAGCAGAGTAGAAGCTTTTATAAACTTAAGGTCTGAGTTACAGTCTGGAGCTGTTCCACCTAACGAGGTGCATAGTGGCGCGAGTGCTGAAACGTTGGTTAATTATGACGACGACAGTATAAACTATACGGTTACTCACAATTCTGTTTGGGAACTTAAGGCTAACACTTGGCAAACAGGAACGATACTTCCTTGGTTTAATTGCTATAGCTTTGAAAATTCTGTTGAAGCGGATAAAATAGGAGATAAGTTTAACGCAGTAAAACTAGATAGAGGCGTTAAGGTTTCAGCGCCTAGCCCTAATTATCAAGAGCAAGAAAGAAAGCATGGTTTAACTTTTTCGGGATTATATAATTCTAAAAACGGAGTTAACAACTTGAATCAATTTATTGCAGCTGAAGGTATTACTAAAGACTTAAATCCAGAATACGGTAGTATACAAAAGCTATTTAGCAGAAACACAGACATTGTTGCTTTTTGTGAAGATAAAGTTTTAAAAATATTATCTAGTAAAGATGCGTTATTCAACGCTGATGGTAACACTGCTTTAACAGCTACAAACAGGGTTCTTGGTCAAACAATACCTTTTTCTGGAGATTATGGTATATCAACAAATCCAGAGTCTTTTGCAGAAAACGAGTTTAGATGTTACTTTACAGATAGAGCTAGAGGAGCCGTGCTTAGATTATCTAGAGATGGTATAACTAAAATATCAGACGTAGGTATGAAAAACTATTTTGCTGATAATTTAAAAAGTGCTGTAGCCATAGTTGGTTCTTTTAACGATAGAAAAAGTGAATACGATATAACTATACATAGTGGTATTGATACTGCAAGTTCTACTAAAAGCGTTAGTACAATATCTTTTAACGAAGATACAAATGGTTGGGTAAGTTTTAGAGGCTATGCTTTAGAGCAAGGTTTATCACTAAATAATACTTACTACACGTTTAAAGGTGGAGAGCTTTACGAGCACGGTGTTGACCCTGGTAGCGCCGCTAGAAATAACTTTTACGGCATTCAATATTATTCTAGTGTAACGCCTGTATTTAACGATGTGCCTGCTAGTATTAAGAGTTTCAACTTATTAAACTACGAAGGAACACAGGCTAGAGTTATAGAGGTAGCAGACGATGATCCTAACGCAGCTAGAACTCCTGATCAAAACTATCAACAATACTACAACAATACAGCTAAGGTTGGTTGGTATGTAGAAGAAATAACAACAGATCAACAGACAGGTAAGGTTTTAGAATTTAAAGAAAAAGAAGGAAAATGGTTTAACAAAGTGCAAGGTGAAGCTACTACCTGGTCAAACACTTTAGGTGGTGGTGCTGGAAGTGGATCTGGTAACTTAGATTCTCAAGAGCTTTCTTTTCAAGGTGTTGGTATAGCTAGCGGCGTAATTAGCACAAATCCAACCGCTGGAACTGTTTACACTATTACAGCCACGATGAGTCAAACAGGTGGAAGTAACGCTCCAACTATAGTAGGTGACTCTGATAGTATAATAAACGGTGGTAACGCAAACACAATAACTAGCACTGTAACACTTACCGCGGCTAATGGTTTTGTTCTTGGAGATATTAACTTAGATGCTGATGCTTTAGCCGCTGTTAGTGGTATTACGCCTAGTGTAGCTTATGATGGTACTACTTACGATGTTAGTACTGATCTTCCTACAGCTGGACAAACAAGTGTTACTATTACAATAACATACTCTAGTGCAACTGTTGGCGGTAACGTTGCCTTTGACTTAGGTTTTACAATGACAAGTCTGGCTTTGATAGAACATCAGCTAAATCTTATATTAGAATATCAAAACTCAGGTGTTGTTTCTGGTTATCAAGAAGGTCTTACTCAAGATTATATATTCTCAACACCAACTACTTCTAACGCAGACTACACAATAGGATTAGCTTCTGACACTACATCAGCTGTAGACTCTAGTTATAACGACGCTGTATTTTCTATTACCGCTACATCTTTAAATCCCACGTTAGGATCTCAAGAGATAGCCTCGTTTAGTTTAACAGCAGGTGCTAACTCTTCGTTTACAGCGGCAAACAACACGTCGTTAAGCTCGCTGCACACAGCTGCCATTGTTACAGATCTAGCTACTAATCAAGGAAAACTTTTGTTTGAACACTTGTTAGATGCTACTTCTGGAACTACAGGCTTAGCTTTAAGCAATGCTGATAATAGATACAACGTTACAACTACGCCTGCTTATGACAACGGTGGTAACATAACCGCTATACTTGTAAAAATATTTTACAATCCTTTAGCGTCTACGGCTGCTTATACAAATATTGATACGTTGAGAATACCATATCTTACTATAAACTCTATTTCAATACCGGCTGCGCCACCAATAATAGTAACAACAAAGCCAAGAGTTATTATAGAGGTAAACAATGATACCGCTAGTAATACGTTTTCTTTTAATCAAGTTGCTAGCCAACCTTTTGGTATGTCTTCACCTACAGTGCACACGGGTTATACAAAAGATCATAACGACGAGTTTATAGAAGGCGGCGGCTATGTAGAGGTTAACTCGGATGGGCCTTTAGCTACCGCTTCACCCGCGTTTGTTGGTGCAAACAGTCCTGCAATCACGGACTATCTTGGTATTGGTAGTAATGTAGATATATATTTACAAGCAGACGCTGGTAAATATATTAACGTTTCTGAGATAACTAGTTGGATGGGTATAGCTGACAATACAAACGCAACAACTCAGTCTGGTCACTACAAAAACATAAAGTTTTATCCTGGTGATCCTGATGCTGTTAGTTTTTTCAACGGCATGGCGAGCAATCTTTCTTTTGTGACTAACGAAATTCATAACAGTTTGCTACCTACTTTAGGGAACGCTGGCACAACTTTTGACATGTCTAATTTTATTACTGACGTGACTTTTACAGATTCAGATCCATCTAATACAACTTCTAATAGCAATAATGTTATTATGAATATTGCTTTTGATACGAACGCAAGGCTTTGTGGTGATACAGGTAGCACGACTGAACCAGCTTTAATTTTACCAGCACACTTAGCGACTGACTTAGCTAACAATGAATTACCTAACACGGTAATACCTACACCTGCTATAGCAGACAACAACGCTACTGTTACAACTAACACTGGCACTAACAACCATAGATTTAGATTAGATATAGATGAGCTAACTTTCTTAAGCTTTAAAGCACCTATAAACTCGCTTTCTCAACATACCTATTCTTCAGAAAATGTAAACATCGGTTTTAAAATTACTCAGACAGAGCAAACTAACTACGATGCTTATAACTTTAACGCTGGTGGCGAGCCCGCTGTTTTAGGTTCTGATGCAACTCTCTCCACGCAAACGCTAGATGATTTTATGACATCTGGAGATATGACTAACTACTCTTACGGTTTGAGAGGTAATCCTGGTACATTTTATAATTTAACAATAGAAGGTACTTACTCAAGTGGAGATACCAACGTGCACAGGTTTAAATATGATACAGCTGGAATTCAAGTTGATAGCACAGATTTAGAAATAGTTAAGTATGACGAAGGTACAGGTCAAGCCGCTAGCATAGCAAATCAAGCTTCGCTAAACGCGGCGATAGGCCCAGCTAACGTGGAAGCTTTAGTAAATGCTAATACGCAGTTAAATTCGTACAAGCTAGATTATACTGGAACTTTTTCTGCCGGTAGATGTACTGCCGTAGAGGTAACGATAATATACAATGATGACAGCACTGGCGTTCACACTGACGCTGATTATCATATAGATCCTTTAGTAGTATCACCATCAAGGCCTAGAAGATCGGCTTTATGTTTTAGAAAAATAAGTTAATATGGCAATAGTAAAACTAACATTTGATTTTTATATAAACGCGTCGGTTCAGATCGGTGATATAGTATATTATGTAGACGTAGCTGTTGACAATAAAGTAAACACCGCTAGCGGTTATAGTAACATTGTTAAGATGGGTGACGTACTAGCTACTGAGCCTAAATCTATAACTATAAACCACGATGACAACATGCCATTGCCTACAGCAAGTAACTTTATAATGTTTAGCAAAGACAATGCTGCTAACTTATCAAGCATACTTGGATACTTTGCAAACGTAAAGTTTGTAAACGAAAGCACAGATAAAGCAGAGATATTTTCGGTAGGTATGGAAATGTTTGAGAGTAGTAAATAAACACCTTTTAGAGTGATTATATATCAGTAATTAAATTTAATATAATGGGTGATGTTCAAAAGACTGGTAATAAATTATCTACTAGAAGTAAAATAGTTGCCTTTGAAAAGAGCTTATTAAAGCTTGCAGATGGAGATCTAATAGAAGGTGACGGTAAAGAGATAGTTCATAGCGAAAAGTTTCCCTTAAAACACACGTTTGTAGACGGTGTATATGTTAGGGAAATGTTTATGAAAGAAGACTCAGCTGTAGTAGGGGCCATACACAAACATCTACACGTGTGGTTTTTGTTAACTGGTCATCTCATAATAGCTACAGAAGATTTTAAAGAAGAATATATAGCACCATGCTATGTAGTCGCTAAACCTGGTTCTAAGCGCTTAATATATGCAGCAAAAGATTCCAGGTTTGTTAACATACATAAAAATCCTAGTAATACTGAGGATATAAAAGAATTAGAAAAACAAATAGTTGCGATGAACTACGAAGAATATCAAGACTATTTAAACAAAAATAAATAATATGTCATTCACAGTAGCAACAATAGCAGCGGCGGGTATAGGTTTAGCCAAAGGTATTTCTGGATTTATCAAGGGTAGAAAGGCTAAAAAAGAGCAAGAAAAAGCTAACGAAAAATTGCAAAAGCAAATGGAGGCTTACGAAAACCTAGATACATCTAATCCTTACGCTGATCTTAAAAACGAATTTGAAGGTATGGAAAATACCTTTGAAGACTTAACAGTTAACACCCAACAAGCAGAATTTGAAAGAGATTCGTTTCAACAATCACAAGCAAACATTATGGGTAGTATGGAAGCTGGCGGATCATTTAATGCCGGTAACATACAGGCTTTAGCTGGAGCTGGGGCTCAACAAGCTAGGCAATCATCAGCTAGCATTGGAGCTCAAGAGTCTGCTAATCAACAAGCTGCTGCAGCTGGCGCCGCTGATGTTCAAGATA